GCCGGCTGTTATGGCTGGACTTCCCAATCAGGAGAAGATGTTGATTCAATTGAGGATCAGTTTTCTAAGATGCGAGAAATGATGAAGGATTGGAAACAGCACAAAAACTGTGATTTGACTAAACATCTTTGCAATGCTGTTAACATTCTTGTCACTTTTGGTTTCTTTCCTGAATTAGCAGAAAACCCTATTGAGTTGAATGGATTTCGTTTGTTTCAAGCACGAGTTTGGGACATTCAGCGTGATTCACTTGATTTTACTGAGATGGTATTGGATACTACTGTGTTCTTTTTGGAGCGCGGATATGCCGCTATCAAATCAGGGGATATTACTTCATTGATGTACGATAATTCTGACACGTTATTGTTGGAACAAGAGTATTCTTTGTTAGTTTCTGCTTTACCACTCCTAGAATCTGGGAAGTTGGACGGTCTTGAGCGATTTGATGAGTCCATTACCGACCAACAGGACTATGAAGTGCGTTTGGAAAAATTGGTCGCAAAGCTTAGTGGGATGTTGCGAGTGGAGAAATCTCCGTACGTAAAAAATACTCTCACAAATAAGCTTGTTGTACTATCCAAAGTTCGCACGAATTTGATAATGTGCCAGAAGAGTTCTTGCATTCGCGAGAAACCTTTTGGTGTTTTAATACATGGTGGATCTGCTGTTGGCAAATCCATGGTGAATTCGATAATATTGAAGGTTTTGCTATCTGCAAACAATTTCAATTCTGCGAAGGAGCATGTCATTACCTTGAATGATAGTGATAAGTTCCAATCGGAGTATCGAGCACATCACACAGCTGTCACTATGGATGATTTCGGAAATACAAAGGCCGAACATTATGATGGCAGCCCAACAAACAAGATCATTGATTTCTTGAACAATGTTCCAAAAGCAGCTTTGAATCCCAATGTGGAATTGAAAGGTAATGTCATGATCCAACCTAAGATTGTAACAGTTACAACCAATGTGAAAACAGTGTTGGCTGGTGCTTTCTCGAATGAACCCGTATCTATTTTGCGGCGTTTTAATGTTGTACTAGATGTCTTTTTGCGCCCAGAATGGACAGACCCTGAAACAGGTGGGCCCAATGAAGCTATGATGGCAGGGAAGTTTTGCCCAGATGCGTGGTTGATCAATGTGGAGAGAGTTTCCATTGTTCGTCGCCCAGGGCGTGACGCATATGAGTTTAACACGATAAAAGAAGGTGCTTCTATTTTTGAAGCCTTGGACATCATGAAAAAATTGTCCGAGACGCATTTTTCGTCTCAAAAAGCGTTTGTTCGAATCGTCGAGCAGATGTACCATCTTGAGTTGTGTGAACATCATTTTCCTCCTTCTGAGTGCCCTCATTGCCTGGATCACCAGTGTTTTCTAGAGCCTTTGGGTGATTTTGACACACATGATCCTGTGTTGTTAGCCAAAGTGCGAGCATCTATAATACGAGCTCCCACAAAGTTAGAGACATTGAAAGAAGTTGTGGCAGATTGGTACGTGGAGCGAAAGCTACATGGAGCAATAGGTCACATTAGTGGAGCCAGTAAGACTATCTTGGAAGCTGTTCAGAAACATCAGGAAGCTATCTTGAAAGTCACTTTGGCCACTGTTGCCGTTGGCGCTTCTATTTATGCGATTCACCGGATTTACAAAACGATGGGCCGTCTTAATTTTCAGGGCAGTGAAGTGTCAACACCAGTCAAAATTGATGGTGATGCACCTAGCCCGTGGAAACGACCGCAAATCACGTGTATACCAAAATCATTGGCTAGTTCTACTACCACATTTTCTGATTTGACAGAGAAGATCGCAAAGCATATAGGACATGTTTATGTGATTGACAAAGAGTTGTCGCGACGAAAGAGATGCGATATAGTACCTATGAGTAATAATTTTTGGTTAGCACCTTCTCACATGTTTGAGGATAAAGAGTATTTGCTCCAAATCCAAACAACGCCGCGAGATGTGTTAGGCAAAAATCCGACACAAATGGTAGGTCCCGAGAATTGGTATCGAATACCGGGGACTGACTTTTTGCTCATGTGTTTGACTAGCGGAGGCGATGTTCCAGATTTTTCACGCTTCCTACCTTTGGAATCCCACGAATACCCAGACACTTATGTAGATGGGATTTGGAAGAACTCAGAAGGAGAAGTTGATCGCGACGGTTTTAAGTTGCATGGGTCCAAAAATATTGAGAGCAAGAAAGCAAAATTTTATGGAGTTACATACAATTACCCTCGTCCCACTTTTGAAGGCCTGTGCATGATGACATTGGTTACGCGAACACGCGGACCTGTTATTGCGGGCTTCCATTTGGCAGGAAAAACTGATCAATCGTATGGTGCGGCAGGCACGCTGTTAAAATCGCAGTATGACGCCGCAGTGATTGCTTTGAGAGATAAGGGTGTTCTTGAATGTCATTCAACCGGCGAAATGTTGACTGAGAAGTATGGTATTGATTTCACACCAAAGAAGTCTTTGCCACCATCAAGTGCTGCCAATTTTCTAGTGGATTCAGAAGAGGGAGTGCAGCCTATCGGATTAGTTTATGGAGAACATCCTTTGGGCACTCGCACTTTCCAGTCAGGCGTGAAGAAATCGCCAATCTCCGATTCTGTATTAACACATACAGGATTACCTCGTATTCACGGGAAACCAACTGCTATGAACTCATGGATTCATTGGCAACGAGATTTATCTTTGATGTCTATTCCAAGAGGACAATTCCGGCCATCCATAATGAAACAAGCCCGTGATGATTTTCATACGAAGACTCGTCTTTTCTTTGAGAAGCATCCCAGCATGCTTTCTTTGGTACATCCGTATTCTAAGGATGCGATATTGGCAGGCATTGATGGAGTGAATTCAGTTGATAGGATTGATTTGAGCACGTCCATGGGTTTCCCTGTGAACAAGCAGAAGAAGAATTATCTTCGCGAGAGTACTAGGGAAGTACCTGGTATAACATGCCCATTAGAGATCGATGATCAATTTTGGGATGAAGTCGAACGAATGGAAGATGAATTGTCAAGAGGTGAGCGGATTTTTACTGTATTTCGGGGCAATTTGAAAGATGAACCTACGAAGTTTACAAAGAAGAAAGTTCGCGTGTTTGCTGGTTGCGAGTTTGCATTTCTGTGCTTGACGCGCAAATATTATTTGTCCTTAATTCGAGTGATACAAACGAATTGGATAGATTTTGAGTGTGCAGTTGGGATCAATGCACATGGAGCAGATTGGACGATATTGGCAAAGAAATTATCGATTTTTGGCACTGAACGAATGATAGCTGGGGATTATGCTGCTTTTGATAAGACAGCTGCTCCTGAAGCGATGTTAGGTGCTTTTGATCAGCTCATAAAGATAGCAGAAATGGCAGGTTACACTGAACGTCAACTTACAATAATGCGTGGGATAGCAACTGAAATTTGTTTGCCTGTGTATGAGTTTAATGGCGTTTTATTGCAGATGTTTGGCTCTAATCCATCAGGACATCCTCTTACGGTGATAGTGAATAACATCATGAATTCATTGTACTTGAGGTATGCTTATTATGTGATGCATGATGGAGAAGAAGTTCCACCATTTGCAGATGTTATATCTCTTATGTGTTACGGAGATGACAACGCCATGGGAGTTTCAGAACTGGAGACAAAATTTAATCACACGCGAGTGTCTGAAGAGCTTGCAAAAGTAGGAATTGTGTATACGATGGCCGATAAAGAGGCGCAATCTGTACCATATATTCCATTTGAGCAGGTCTCATTTTTGAAGAGGCATTTTGTGTGGGATGACAATTTACAACAGTTTTTGGCCCCAATTGAGGAGGCTTCGATTTCTAAATCCTTGCACAATTATATAAAGCGTAAGGGTTCGGATACGTTGCCTGAGAAGATAGCCGCTGATGCAATTAAAAATGCACAGCGTGAGTATTTTCGTCATGGTCGCTCCGTTTATGAAATGCGAATGGAGCAATTGGCTAAAGTCAGGGATGAATGTGATTTGGTAGCCTATGTGGGAGATCTCCCTTCTTATTCTGAAGCAGTTGAAATTTATCAGCAAGCTTTGAATCGAGTTGGGAAAGATTCCACACAGGAACCGGATACCATTTGTTTCTGTTAGTATTTCGTACGGCGCTAGCCCCTTGCGCCGTTTCGCTAAAAAGGGGTTGGCAGTAACTGATTTACCGTGCAAACTTATGGTTCTCAATCCCATGAGTTGTACAGGAATGTTGCTGCTAGATTGTGAAGCATTATTTAGTGCTGGGTTGATCACCCGAAAATTTGAGCTCTGCAGGAGTGCGATGAGGCTCGCATTCACTGTAAAATCAAAATTGTCTTACTACAAATATTGAACAGAAAAATTTGAATTTAAATAATGAGTCTAGGCGAAATACCTGGAAAGGGACGGATGTCCCGAAACCCACTGTATATGATACACCACAGTGGGATTTTGTCTCCAAAGAATGGGTTTCAGCTACGACATATCCTGAACATGTAGTCCAGAATTACGAAGTTTTAGATTGTCAGAGCGGAACTGAAAAGTTTAATGTTACAATGACGACTGGTCAGAAAGATCAGACAGCTCAGAATGTGCAATTTACTGATCAGAATCCTGCTTATGATTATACAGTTGATTCAGAATATGACCCCACTCGATCTTCGACTGACACAGGTGACACTACTTTAGAGAATTTCTTTAGTCGGCCTTTGAAGATTGAACAATTTGAATGGTCTACTTCGGAGGCAAATTTTGGCGAATTGTTTAATCCATGGACTCTGTATTGGCAGAATCCACGTGTGATCAATCGTATTACCAACTTTGCTTTGTTGCGTGCTAAATTGCATGTTAAAATAATCATCAATGGTAACGGGTTTCATTACGGCAGACTTATTGCGTCTTATCAGCCTTTGCACCAAGAGGATGATTTTACGGTACAACGATCTCTTATTACACAAGACAATATTCAAGCAAGTCAACGCCCGCATGTTTATCTCGATCCAACCAATTCTCAGGGTGGGTCTATGGTATTGCCATTCTTTTGGTATCGGAATGCTCTTAGTATTCCCAAGCAAGCTTGGCAAGAGATGGGAACCATTAAGATTTCGACTTTGGTCCCTCTTAAACATGCTAACGGAGCGGTGGATCGTGTCACCATTTCCGTTTTTGCGTGGGCTGAAGATGTTGTTATGTCTGTTCCTACTAGTTTTTCTCCTGGCTCACTTGTACCACAATGTGCTGATGAGCCTTTGGATTGCCAGGCTTCAGACGAGTATGGAAAAGATGGTCCGATATCTGCTCCAGCCGGGACCGTTGCACGCATTGCTGGAATGTTGTCGTCGGCTCCAGTTATTGGGCCATTTGCGAAAGCAACTGAATTGGCTGCTTCTGCTGTGTCTGGTATGGCTCGAATTTTTGGCTATTCACGACCAGTTGTGTTGGCGGACATACAGCCATACAAACCCACTTTGATGGGTAATTTGGCGAATACGAACGTTGCTGATACAGCCATGAAATTGTCATTGGATGGGAAACAGGAATTGACTATAGATCCTCGTGTTACGGGGTTGTCACATACAGATGAGATGACTATTAAATCCGTGGCTTGTCGGGAGTCCTATCTGACGCAATTTGACTGGTTGGTTGATACCAGTCCAGAGACTGCCCTATTTAGTACCGAGGTGAACCCAGTCGTGTGGGACACTTACGGACCTGAAGACGAAGAATTGCATTTTCCAGCATGTTGCTTTGCAACCTTGCCTTTTGCGCATTGGCGCGGAAGCATGAGGTATCGTTTTCAGATAGTGGCTTCGAATTTTCACAAGGGGAGACTTAAAGTCGTTTGGGATCCATATGCTTTTGAATCCAACGAATACAATACCAATTATGTCCATATTGTTGATATCGCTGAAAGCAAGGATTTTACTGTTGAGATTGGTTGGGGTGCGGATCGTTCGTACCTCTCCCATAAGGAACCTGGTTTGGATGCAAAAATTTTCCGAAACGGGTCACCTACACAGATACCATTGAATTTAGCGAATGGGGTTTTGGCAGTTTATGTTGTAAATGAACTGACAGTTCCCAATTCAACTGTGAACAATGACATCAAGATTAACGTTTTTGTTAGTGCTGGGGAAGATTTTGAAGTTAATAATCCTGACTCAGATTACATTTCCAATTTGTCTTGGTTTCGTCCGCCAGCGGAGGGGCTTAGGACCCTTGCTGCAGGTGGTGCATCATCGGTTCACCCAGCATTGTTTGATGCCGATTCGCGGCATGCTGATGCAGATCCGAACTCCAAAGACAATTTATTGGACGCACAATCAGCTGAGGAAGCCATTCCGCAGACTGATAAAGAAGACACCGGGGAACCATCTGCGCCGATGCAATTACAGATTGCGGGCGATATGGGTCCTTCTCAAGATGTCAGCGACCAAATGTTGTTGGTGCATTATGGAGATCCTGTCGTTTCTTTCAGGCAGTGTCTTAAACGGTATAATCTTCATGCGTTTACTCTTATTGATCGCATTGGTTCTACTTGGTATAGTCGCACTCAGAACAATGTGCCTTTTTACAAGGGCAATGCTCCGAATCCTGTACACGGTACTTATAATTATTGCAAGATGACTTTGCTTAATTACCTGTTGCCTGCTTACACGGGCTATCGGGGTGGTCTTCGTTGGAAGTACCAATTGTGTGGTGGATCTGGTAACAAAAATGATTACATGGCTGTCACTCGATTGCCTGTACGAGATACTGGATCTGCTTTTGAAGAAACTGTATCAGCAGAAGGAGTGGCGACGTCTGTGGCTGCTTCCAATCGTGAGGCTATGCTGGCATTACCAGATTCTTGGCCTGGATCAGCAGCAACTGCAACTATTGCAAACCCAGTTCTAGAGGTTGAATTACCTTACATGAACAGTTTACGATTTGGTTTTGCCAAGGAAGCAGATTTGACCCAAAGCGGTTTCAATGATTATTACCACCGCTTGGATGCTTTGGTTGCTCCCACTTCTGATGGATCAGGAGTTGCAGGTCGTACACATTTGGCTTGTTTTAATTCCGTAGGAGAAGATTTTAATTTGTTCTTCTTCACGGGATGCCCAATAGCATATAGGGAGACTATTGGACCCGTGCCCACTTAGGTGGGCATTCCGACCTGTATAGGATGTCGGTATAAAAGACTAGGTACTCCATACATGATAGGAATCGTTAAAGCGCCTTATCACTATGGAAGAAATCCACGCTGTGGCCGCGTGGTGCGTCGAAAGACGCTGTGCATTCCTGAATTTATTTCAGGAGCAGGATTGGTAACAATCTTGTGGAATTAGTTTATAACTCAGCCTTGAGTTTTATGTTTTCCGCGGGATTGGATCCTGCGTTAACACAGTTTTATAGAGGCTGCAAGTTTAAATTAGTTCGGTGCACAAAATGTACATTATGGTCAACACTCAGGGAGATTTCACTTCCTTGCGTGTTGGTCTAGTACTTTCGTGGGCCAACA